TGGTTGGGCAGTAATTCAACAAATTATAGATAGACAATATAAAAACTTATTCTATATGAGTAATGATTTAAAATATGTAGATGTTGAAAATCAAATGACAAATAAATATAGAGCAGAAGAACGAGGAATGAAACCTGGATTCTCAACAACATCTAAAACCCGACCTTTAATTATTTCAAAGTTAGAACAATATATCAGAGAAAAATCAGTAACAATACGTTCACATAGAACAATAGATGAATTGTTCACGTTTATTTGGAATGGAAACAGAGCAGAAGCAATGAGAGGATATAATGATGATTTAACGATGTCATTAGCAATTGGATTATGGGTAAGAGATACTGCATTAAGATTAAGACAAGAAGGAATTGATTTAACTAAACAGGCATTAGGTGGAATCGGTGCACATCAATTAGATTCTGGTGGAATGGGTTTTGGAGGAAATTCATCAATAGAAGATGACCCTTGGAAAATGAGAGTAGGAGACTCTCATGAGGACCTAACGTGGTTAATTAAATAATTTCATATTTATAGTATAGGAGAAAATAACTTATGATATCACTATTAGAATTACTTAATGAAGAACTATATATGGAAGAGTACACCGTAGAAAATCACGATGATATAAAAGAATTTGTTCAGTTTATGAAAGAATATAAGTCTGATATAAACGAAGCTGAGTATCAAGGTAGAACAGTTAAACTTGGAAAACCAATGCAAGGTGATGTTAAAAAGTTTAAAGTATATGTTAATAACCCCAAAGGTAATGTAGTAAAGGTGAACTTTGGACATGGTGGAAGTTCCGCAAAGAAATCAGGAGAAAAAACAATGTCGATTAGAAAGAACAATCCAGATGCAAGAAAAGCTTTTAGAGCTAGACACAATTGTGATTCACCTGGACCAAAACACAAAGCAAGATATTGGTCTTGTAGAAAATGGTAATAAACAAATAAAGGTTATAATTTAAAAATAGGAACAACATGGCAGATACTTCATTTTTTGGTAGATTAACAAAACTCTTCAGAGCTCAGGCAGTCGTTACTGTCGATAAAGATGGTAAGAGAAAAGTTTTCGATACCGATGAAAGACAACAAACGAATTTATCTTCTTTAAGAGATAGATACACGAAACTACAAAAAAGTTTCTATGAACAAGCAGGTGGTGCACAATCAATGGCATACCAACAAGTTCGTAGAGAAGTTTTTAGAGATTACGATGCAATGGATAACGACCCAATATTAGCATCGGCACTTGATATATATGCAGATGAATCAACACTAAAAAATGAGTTTGGTGATACTTTAATGGTTCACTCTGATAATGAAAAAGTACAAGATATTTTAAATAACTTATTCTATGACATCCTTAATGTTGAATTCAACTTATGGCCATGGGTAAGAAATATGTGTAAGTATGGAGATTTCTTCTTAGGTTTAGAAATCGCTGAAGGAAAAGGTATTGTTAACGTAACACCTCATTCAGTTTACAACACAGAAAGATTAGAAAGAACAGACCCTTCAAATCCTAACTCAGTTAAATTTAAAATTACTGAAGACCCAAATGGTAAAGAAACATACGAAAACTTTGAAGTTGCTCACTTTAGATTATTAGCAGATACAAACTGGTTACCATATGGAAAATCAATGATTGAAAATGGTAGAAGATTATGGAAACAATTATCTCTTATGGAAGATGCAATGTTAATTCATAGAATCATGAGAGCACCTGAAAAGAGAGTTTTCAAAATTGATATCGGTAATATTCCTCCAACCGAGGTAGATAATTATATGCAGAGAATTATCAATAAGATGAAAAAAGTTCCTTTTATTGATAAGAATACTGGTGACTATAACTTAAAGTATAATATGCAAAACCTAACAGAAGATTTCTATCTTCCTGTTCGTGGTGGTGATAGTGGTACATCTATTGATAATCTTCCTGGAATGGAATATGCTAGTATAGAAGATATTGATTACTTAAAAAACAAAATGTTTGCAGCTCTAAAGATTCCAAGAGCATATTTGGGATATGAAGAAAATGTAAATGGTAAAGCAACATTAGCAGCAGAAGATGTAAGATTTGCAAGAACAATCGAAAGAATACAAAGAACAGTAGTTTCAGAATTATCTAAACTTGCAATTGTTCATTTATATGCACAAGGTATTCAGGACTCAGAAATGACTAACTTTAATTTATCATTAGTTAATCCATCTACAATTTACGAACAAGAAAAAGTAAATCTTTGGAGTGAGAAAATTAGATTGGCTCAAGATATTCAAGGATTGAATATGTTATCTAAGGATTGGGTATATGAAAATATATTCAAATTAAGTGGTGGTGAACAAGATGTACAACGAGTTGCAATGTTAGATGATTTAAAAGATAGATTTAGATTCCGTTCTATTGAGGATGAGGGTAATGACCCTGCAACCGAAGATGAAGAACCAGATGATATTGAAGAATCAATTGAAAAAATAAAACAAGAGATTAAGAATAAAGGTGGAAGACCAAGAGAAGGTGGTACATATGGGAAAGATAAACACCCATTAGGTAGAGACCCACTTGGTAAAGAAGACAGAAAAAAGAAACGTACTCGAACTTCTGAAGAAAAAGCATTGACTTATATCAATGGAATTGCGGCAAAACGAAAGTATTTACACGAAGATAAAGATATGTTAGACGAGGATAATATCCTCAGCGATACGGAAAATTAACTTATTATTTATATTTTTATATTTATAATAGGATAAATTTACCATATCATAATTGGAAAAATTTAAAGATGAAAAAAATAAGACACTCGAAATTTAAAAATACTGGGTTTCTATTCGAACTTTTAACAAGACAAATAACACTTGAGGTGTTAAATGGGTCTGAGGAAAAGTCGAAAGAAATCATTAAAGAATTCTTTGCAGGCAAGACTGAACTGTCTAAAGAATTAAGATTATTCAATTTATTGATTAATGAAAAATATAACTCAGAAAACAAAGCTGAGAAATTTATAGATGCTATTTTAGAAGCACATACACGAATAGATTACTCTAAACTTAAAAGAGAAAAGTATAACCTTGTTAAATCAATTAAGGAAACACTAGATATTGATAATTTTCTTTCATCTCCTGTCACTAATTATAAAATATTAGCTTCAGTACACAAATTATTTGAAGCAAAAACTCTTAATGTTAACGATGTTAAAGATGTATTTGATTCAAAACTTACTCTTGTAGAGCATATTTCAACTAAAACTACTACTTTAAAAGAAAAAGAAAATAAATTAGTTGAAGATTATAAGAAACAAGAAAAAGATTTAAGATTACTTACTTTTAAAATTCTAACAGAATCTTTCAATAAAAAATATACAAATCTAAACGATAAACAAAAAGGATTGTTAAGAGAATATATTAATAATGTTTCTAATACTTCTAAATTCGGCGAGTATTTTGAAAAAGAATTAATAAAAACTATTACTGAACTTCATTCAATGTATAAAGGAATGAATGATAAAATTACCAAAATAAAACTTAGAGAAACTATAAATGTTTTGAAAAAACAAAAACTTGGTAAAAAGATTTTAGATGAACAAGTTTCGGCGTTAATGTTATCGTATGAATTGATAAAGGAAATTAAATTAGTCGATGGAAAGCAATCTTAATAAATTTATTGAAGAACTAATCCAAGAAGTAGAAAAAGAGTTGGATGAAGCAACTACATCTGGAGCAGCAGGAGCATATTCAACTCCAAATGCTTTCTCTGATAATGGTTCTAAGGATAAAAAGAAAAAGAAAAAAATTGCAACTCAACTTGGGATGAAATTAGTTGGTAAGGTTAATGAATCTAAAACTAAATCACCAGTAAATCGTTGGTTAGCAATAAAAAATGATGAAACCAAACATCCTCATAAGAAGATGGCAATGGGTTTAAAAGAACTAAAATATCAGTTAGCTGAAACTCAAAAGTTTTTTGAGTGGTACAATAAAATCAAATCTATGAATGAATTAGATTCATCAGATTACTGGAAGAGAACAAATAAACATATTTATAAGATAAAGGAAAGACTTGTAAATATAATAAAAACAATACAGGAGATAGAAAAATGAAAATAACAAGAGAAGCATTAAAAACCATAGTTAAAGAAACTATGATAGAAGAATCTGAATATCAGGAGTTTTTCAAAAGAGCCTTAGAAAAAGCAGGAAAATCTATTCCTGATATGTCTGATGAAGAAAAAAAGAAATTCTTTAACAACATAGAAAAAACTTGGAAAGGTAAAGGAGCAAAAAACGAAAGATTCGGTAGAGGAGATGAAACTGAATTAGAAGAAGCTCAATCACCAGCACAGAAAGCAGCATTTGCAAAAATGTTAGCTAAAAAAGATGGTAAAGATGAATCTACTGATAAAAAAGAAGAAGTTAAAGAATCTAT